GCAAGTGTACTTAGATACAGCAGATCCATTGTATTTGTTAGTAAATAACTCAACAGTTAAATCACCATCACTAGGACACTTAACAGCCACTACTTGATCAGCATCTATTAAAGCTATATCATCAGCTGGAGGAGTAATAAGCATTGCTTCTGTAACCACAAAAGTTATAGAGCCAGTAAATTTTAAACCAGCATTATCTATTACAGAAACAGTGTCACCGACTTTATAATCGTTTCCACCATCACCAGAAGTAGATCCTATAACTAAAGCTACTGTAAGAGGTCCACCAGCACCTCCACCAATGGTAACTGTACCAGCAGCTCCTGTTCCTTGAGTAGCACCTTCAATAGTTAAATCAGTTGAATCACCATCTGCTACCCAGGTAACAGTTGATATGTCTAAAGGTGTTATAGCTCCAGGTTTTAAAGGTAGATCGTAGACATCTTCTACACCTACTTGTATTTGTATATAATTACTCATAATTCTATATTTAAGCAGATGTTACAAGCGTGCCGTTAGTTTTCACTAAAGCATAACCTGCAGTTTTATCATCTTCGGTTAATCTAAAAATCTCAGAACTAGCAGGAGTTTGAGCAGCTTCAACGATCGCTTCTTGTAAAAGAACTAGATCAGTAGCGGTTGGTTCAGCTGTTTTGTATTCTAATGTAATTTTCATTTCTTGCCCGGAAGCCATTGGTAAGTCTGTTAAAAGATCGATTTTTTTTGCGGCACCTGAAACAGCCACTACATCAATAACTCGATCAACCTTAACAGTCATAAAACCACCAGCTTCGTAAGGAAATCTTAATGTTGCCATAATTTTTATTATTTAAAAGATTAATAAAGTGGGGATTTCTCCCCACGTTATATATTAATTAAGCTCCTTTAAACAATACAAAATTGTTAGCAGCTTGTGTTACTAAACATCTTTCAGATAAGAAACTTACAGTCATAGCATCTAAAGTGTCAGTGTAAGCACCGCCTACAGAACCTGTGATCCAAGACTTCATTCTTCGATCTTCAGTTTCAGAAGCTCTATATCTTACATGTAAGAATGGACGTCTAATATTAGATCCTAACATTTGATCGTACACTGTAGTTGTTCCAGCAGGAACCATTACACCATCAATCTCGTTAGATAATCCTCTAGTAGAAGCATCATTTAAGTATTTCCAATCAGTTTTGTAGAAGTCATAAGAACCTCTTCTAAAACCTGAAAATCCAAAATTTAATGCCATATCTCCATCGTTGTCAAATAAACCGTAAGAAGCGGCTTGAGTAGAAGCAAAACCTCCACCAGCTTGAGCAGCAATCATATCGTCAAAATCAAGAGCCGTAGATCTTGATAAGAATAACATGTTTTCTTCAATAGCTCCTTGCTTGTCTAGATTTTTTAAGATCTCATCAAAGTCTGCAATTGCACCTGATCCAGGAGCAGCAGCACCAGCAAATCCAGAATATATATTACCTCTATCTTCGATAGCGGCAAATAAACCTTCAGTACCTTTAACATCTTGAGTTGTGTTAGTAGCAGAACCACCAAAATCGAAAGGAACTCCAGAATCATTAATGTTTGCAGGGTTCATAAACTTACCTTCAACCATTGCCATTTCTAAGTAATCTTCAAATCTTAATCTTGTTTCAGACTCAGATTTTAAATACCATAAATAACCAGATGTTCCGTCTTCAGTAGCAACTTCAACCCAACCAATTTGAGCAGCGTCAGATCCGTTGATTTGAAAGTTATCTTTTATGATTATTGGAGAGTTTTGGTATTGAGTAAAAGATGGCTCAATAGAACCTTCCATACCTACAGTACCTTTTCCAAAATCAGAACCATATACAAAAAGCTTAACAGCTCCTTGTAATGCCGCTGGTAGAGGATTAGCTCCTACACTACCATAAATAGCAACTTCAAGTACATTCTTTTTGTAATCATTTCCACCTACAGTAGCATCATTTAAACCTTGTACTAAACCTTTTGCAGTAACTAAACCAGTAGCAGCATCAGAAATCAAAACTGTTTGACCAACTCTTACAGCAGCAGTAGTAGTGCTTGTTCCGTCTAGATCAATGGTCACAGTAGCGTTAGCATTACCTATGCCTGTAGCGTTAGCTCCAGCTGCAGTGTTATAAGCAATGTGTAATCTATTTTGTTCAGACCAAATTACTTGATCAGATGTCATAGGCATTTCAGCGCCTACCATTCTCAAGAAACCACCAATTGTTCGGTTTCCGTATCTTTCTACTTCTGCTTCGTAAAGCTCAGGTAGATATTGTTGTGCGAATGTTCCTCCAGCTCCATCAAAAGTTAAATAATTTTCTCTTAATGTCATTCTTTTTTGCGAAGGAACTAAACTTGGGGGGATTGCCCCACCAGATAAACTCATAGTTTTATTTTTTTTAGTTGTTATTGTTTTTTACTTTTAAATTTCAACTTAGAAGCATCAACGCCATTAACAGCAGTTACTTTTAATCCATTAATAAACATGTCTCCATTGGCTTGTGGCCTACTTTCTGTGTTTATGTTTTTAGATTTAGCCATTACATCTTTAACAGCATCGGCCTTGCCTTGCTCGTAAAAATGATTAGCAATAGTATCTACATTTTCAGCAGCGTAAATAGCTTTGTGATAACCTACAGTATCAACAACTTCACCATCTTTGTTTAAGAACTTCTTAACAAATGTATTTAAGTTAGACTGTCTTTCTGCAACATCGCTAGTATTTGAAACTTTATATCTAAATTTTTTTTCTCCTAAATTAAATTCAAAACCTTTGAATTCGTTAGTGAAAAGATTATTAGTTTTATTTTTAAATGACTCGTGATGTTGTTCTGCTATTTGTTGTTCTTTGTTGTATCTATTGAAAAAATCCATAGCTTTTTGTTGCTCTTGAGTAACGCCCGGTCTCAACTTGATCTCGTCGTAATATTTACTCTTAGTATCTTCCAAAAAGTTTTTGGCTTTTGCAATTTCTTCTTTTAGAGCAAGTTTCTTTTTTCTTATATCTCGCTCTTCTTCCACTTCTTCATCCCATGTAAAATTATCTTCTAGCATAAAGTTAATTTCTTCTGAGTTTAGATGTGGTTTAGTTCTTTTGTAATATTCATTAAGCAAAGCATCGTCTGTTAACTTAGAGTAATCAGCGTTTAATCTAACATAGTCTTCTACGTTACCACCAGTTTCTTCCATGAAAGTTACTAGTTTTTCGATGTTTTCAGGTAATTGTTTTCCAACGACCTTTTCGTCTCTTATAGCTTCTTTTAATTCTTTAGTAGCTTCTTCTACCTCTTCTTTTATTTCTTCTATAACAGGTGTTTCTACTTCTTCTTTGGTGGCCCGTACTTCTTCAACCACTTCTTTGCCACTTGCCTCGTCTTTCTTTTCTTCGACAACAGCATCGCTATCATCTGTCTTCTGTGTTTGAATGGCATCTTCTTGTTTTTTACTTAAGTCAACTTTAATAGTTTCTTGTGTTTTTTTACTTAATTTTTTTGGTTTTTTAACTTTAAGAGGTGCCTTCTCTTTATCTTGAATTGTTTCTGACATAATATAATATAATAATTGTTATTTTTACATAGGCATCTCAGCACTATCTCCAGTATTTAGAGTATTCTCTACTTGTGGACTTTCAAAATCAATAGGAGCTAGATCTTTTTTTCTTTGATCTATCATAGCACTTTGCTGTGTTCCTTCTAACTTTGTTCTATTATCTTTACGATCTTCAATCATTTTTTCTTTATTAGACGCTTGTCTAACGTCCATTTCTTTTAATTGAATATCAAAACCATACTTCATTTGAAGCAGTTGCTTATCTATCTCAGCTTTTTGTTGCATTTTGTTAATCTCAAACTGAGACTTAGCTTGTTCTATTTTTACCTCAGTTTCCGCTAGTGCTTGTTGTTTTTGCATTTCTGCTAAAGTGGCTTTTTCAGCAGTCTCAGCGTTTGCTTTAGCTTGAGCTTGTATATTAGCTTGTTGCTTTCTTTGATCATTCGCTTCTTTTCTTTTTCTTCTTTCTTTAAGCATTTGATTAGCAAGCTTTATATTGCTAACTTCTCTAAGGTCTATAGCGTCTTCTAGGTTTATAGCTTGTGTTTTTAAAGCTATTTGTATATTTTGTTCTAATACTGCTTTCTCCTCTTCATCAGGCATTAAATTTAAAAATATACCAAAATCATGTATATTTAATTCTGATAATTCATCTAATGTTGAAACATTGTATCTTGATATACTTTGTTCTAGAGCTGTTCTAGTAAAAGGAAATTGCAATGAGTCTGATATTCTTAAAGCTATATTTTCACAAGTTCTTGACGTTAAGTATAACATTGCTTGTAGTAAATGCCTTGTTGCTGTGTTAGAGTTAGCTGCAGCTAGTTTTTGCAAGCCTACTAAAGCGTTTTTATCAGGTTTACTGCCATCTCTAGCCTCGTTAAGCCCGGTAACATCTCTTATCATTTGCAAGTAATACTGATAAGTTTGTATAAGACTTTGTATTTTAGCACCACCAGATCCAGTCTGTAACTCTTGTATTGGAACCTTACCTCTATTAGGGTCTCCATCTTGTGTTAAACTTCTACCTACTACAGACCCAGTTTGAAAATACATATTTAAAGCTTCTGCCGGATTGTAACTAGTTCCATTGCCTAAATCAACTTCTGCTAAGCCATCCATATCTAAGAATA